GAGGTTGATACGTTGTAGATCGAGGGATCAATGGTCCGGAGCGCGCCGGAGAAATCGGCATACTGCACCAGATCGACCGAGATGAGGGGCGGCAAGGGAATATCGATCACGCCCGTCGAATTCGGGATCATGCCCGGGTAGAACCCCAGGCCCGACGGCAGACCGCCCATCGAGGGCCAGATCTCGCGGATCGCCCGGTTATAGTAGCCGCCCGCCGAGGGGAACGAGTCCAGGTACAGGATCCACTGCGCGGTCAGGAATTGCTGGCGTAATTCTTTCTCGCAATAACGCCGTGCGACCGCGATGAATTCGGCGACCAGGGCGTCATCATCGGGAAACTCGATGCGAGCCTGCAATTTGGCCTGCGCCAGCGTGATGGGCTCGATCGTCACGACAAATGATTGAGTGCCGCTGATCTGGACGGATTTCGTCAGCGTGATCTGCGAGCTGGAATCGATCGACAATACGTAGGTTTCATCCGGGATGCCTGGACCCGAGATCCCGACGCCGCCCACGATCGCCGTGGTATCGGCGATCTGCGTGACGGTAGCGGTACCTTGCGTCACGGTGCCCTGGATCGTCACCTGCCGGATAGACGTCACGTTATTGAGCGAGCTGATCGGGACCAATCTCATGGACGCTTGCGGACGGCCCGTTCGGCTTCAGCGGGTTGCGGCTGGACCGCGCGTTCCATCGGTTCACTGACCGGGATCGCGAGCCCATCCTTGATCAGTTCGGCAGCCCGGCGATCGCTGACCTGGAATGGCGGATCGGCAGGTGTCACGTAACGATTCTGCTCGAAGAATCCCTTGATGCCGGATTTGCAGCGCACCCATCGCTTCGTGGGATCGGGCGGCATGGAAAGAAGATCGGTCGGATTGCGCATCATCGGCCTCGATGGAAAGGCCCGGGGCGGGCGAGTGCGCCCCGGGCCGGGAAACTATGCGGTCTGGTTGCTCACCATATCCACGCACACCGCGAATGCTTCGTTATGCCGGACCTGGATATCCATATCATGCAAAGCAACGATCCGGATCGTGCCGCTCGATGATCCCGTATAGGGATCGACCAGGATGTCGATGCCTGACCAGTAAGCCAGAATGATCTGATTCCAGATCCCGCCGATGATCGGACTCAGGCTCGTGCCCGTGCCCTTCGTGAAATTGTTCGGCAATTGCTGCGTCGTATGCAGGGTTTTGCCATAGATCTTGCCATTTTCCAGCAGCAGAATCGGGAACGTCGAACCCAGCTTGATCGTCGTCGCGCAGGTTCCTTCGACATCGGCATTTCCCATATAACTGAACTCGCCGAGATCGGCCGCATTCCCTCGCTGAACGATCGTGTGAAGTTCCACCAGGGCCGGCCAGGTCGGCGGCCCGCCATTGGCGCCGAGCGACACGGTCCGGGTCGATGTGATGCCGGTATTCTGCAGGATGCCCAGCGGAGTATTCGCCGTGCCCGATCCGTTGAGGGCCGCGAGGTCCACACCACGGGCCAGAATGGCCGTGAGGTCTTCCTTGACGAATTCTTCGCCCGATTCCAGGATCGTCAACTCGAAAAATCGGCGAGTGATATCGGTGAAAGCCCCGATCGTCTTGGGGGTGAACAGCACCTGATCGAGCGTTTGATTGGTGCCGGTCGGGGCACCGCCTTCCGCAACCCAGTAGGCGGTCGCGGCCGCATCCTGCCGCGGAATCGCGAACTTGCCGACCAGGTCCATGATCTCGCGGGCGCCGGCCTGCTTGACCTTCATGGCGTTGCGCAAGAGCTCGATCCAGTCTTTGTCCAGGATCGTCGGCACCGACCCGGCACCAGCAACGACCGATTCGAGCGCCCGGCGTTCGCCGTTGGCTGCCCGTTCGGCAATCCGCTCGCGAGCGCGAAACGCTTCGGGACCGGCCATCGAGTGCGGAATGAAGAAACCTTGCGGCGTCTTTTCCGTGCGGCGGGCGATCTCCTGGGAGACTTCGGCCTCGAGGCCATCGAAGACCTCATCATTGCCGCGGATCAATCCCGGATTGATCTCGCGCAGCTTGGCACGGGCGGCCCGCAGGATCGAGTAACGGTAGCGCGTGCCGACATTCCGTTCATCTTCGTGAGGCAACGGAATGGATCGCCGCGGCGTGGGTTCGGGGCCCACGGTTTCGATCGCCAGTTGGCGCTCGAGCGTGCTGATGCGCTGGGCTAGCACGTCCGTTTCGCTGATGATCTGTTTATGGCGGATTTCCTCATCTTTGGTGAGTGCGCGGTTATCCTTCTCCGCTTTCTCGATGAGTTCGCGAGATTCTTCGAGCAGCATTCTCCGTTGCGCTCGCATCTCCGACGCTTTCTCTTTCATGGTCGGGGCTCCCAGAGTTCGGCCTCCGCGAGCTCTTGCCGAGCTCTGGCCGTCGAAAGATTGGATCGAGACACGATCGCTGGCGCGGGCAATCGGTGGCGATCCAGCGATCGCATCGCCGCCGTTGTATCGGTGTAGGCGGGATAAGTGACGGGCCCGACATCATACAGGTTGCGGACCCGCGTGATCGTCCGTTCGGGCGGCTCCATGCTGTAATCCCAGGCGTCGCCGTCGCAATCGAAGCTGAATGACATGCCATCCATATCGCCGCGCTTGATCGAGGTCGCGACATCGCGGCCGACCGTGGTATCGGGCAAATTGATCTCGACTCGTAGGCCGATATCGTCCTCCTCCATCTTTAACGTGCCGGACTGGACCCGGCCCAGTAGCTGGGTAGGATCGTGATTCGCCAGGGCCCTCACGTCCTGGCCCAGCACGTCGCGGAAGGCACCTTTCTGTACCTTTTCCTTGAAGGTGCCGAGATCCTGGGACAGCCGGTCGAAGACCGCGGCGTAGCCGACGACGAGTCCCGGGCTATGGGTCGGATCGGGTTGGGATCGCAATTGCAGACCGGCCATCAGGCATCGGATCTCACGATTGGGATTCCAGTGCTTCTCATCCTTGTTCTTGAAATACTCGATCTCGGCCAGCCGTTTCTTGGCTTCCTCTTCCGTGTCGTAGGGACCGCCCAGCGTCTTCGATCCATCTTCGGATTTCACGTACCACTTACCGCCCTCTTCCACGACTTTGCGATTCTCATAGGCGGTCACGAGTTCGGACGGCGCATCCTTGACATCGGCGGGCAATTCTCGTTTCTCGTTCATGGGTGAAATCCGTTCCGGCTAAACCGGGGCTGCTGCAAGCTGGGATCGGGTTCCGGGGTTGGTTTGGAAGGTGCGGGCGCTTCCTTGCCAACGCGCTCGAGCGGTATGTACTGGCCCTGGACGAGCAGGAGATCGCCGCCCTCATCGGACGGTACGGGATTGAGTCCTTCAAAGACCCGGATCTCGTTGGCCGTCAGGGCCCCGGCGTTCCGCAGGGTCTGATAGTAGGTCGTACGATCCTTCGTGTTCCCCCGCATGAGGGCGGCCATATCGACCCGGATCTCATATTTCTGCCGTTCCTCGCGGGTCAGCAATTTGGAGTTGTGCTGGGCTTCCAGCATGATAATCCAGCCGTACAGCGTCATGGACGCATAATCGAGGTTGGCTTCCTCCACGTTGGCGAGGTGTGACTGACTGTAGTCACCGATCTTGTGCGGCGGCAGTCCATAGAGACGTGCGATTTCCTTGACCTGGAATTCCCGCGTCAGCAGAAATTGGCCGTCTTCGGGGCTGAACTGGGTCTGAACCCATTCCAGCCCTTGTTCGAGGATCATGAGCTGGTGGGCCGATTGGCTGCCCTGATGGACCTGATTAACGGTTTTGCGCAGGTTGTTGACGGCTGCTTCGTTGAGTTTTTGCGGCGTCTTGAGCAGTCCCTTCGGGATCGCGGCGTTCCCGAAGAATGCGGCGCCATATTGTTCCACGGCCATGCCCAGACCGATTGTCTGGCGAGCAACCGTGACGGGCGAATAGCCGACCAAGCCGTTGAAGCCCAGGCCGGCCAGATGCAGCATGTCTTCGGCCCAGAGAGTGGGCGGCCGGGTTCCGGCTGGCACGTTCTCCGTCAACTCGTAGTAGAGCCGGCCTCGCCGTGTCCGCTTGGGCAAGGTCTTGGACGGATGCAGTAGATGCATCGCGGTCGGCGTGCCATCCTTGTCGCGCTCGATCTCGGCATAGCCGTTGCCCCGGGTCAGGACATGCGACATGAGTGATTGGTAGAACCGATAGGAATCGAGTTCGCCATCGGGACTCGTGTAGATCAGTTCCTGGATCGGATGGTGTTCATCAACCTTCCGGCCGCCATCCGGCAATTTGCGGTACACGTTCCGCGGCAGGCTCGCAACATCCCGTGAGATCACATTGACGGCCGCGAAAACGGCCGCCAGGCCCAGGGCGGTTTCGGGCGTGATGAACGTGCCGGACAGGACCGGCGCGGCCGGCACGTAGCCGCCGCCGCCGTGCAAGCTCCGAAGCTGGCGGGCCAGTTTGCGTTCCTGCCACCATTTCTGGGCGCGACCGATATAGCGGATCATGAACCGCCGATAGAAACCGCGAAGTTGCCCGATGCCGCGGGAGTGATCAGAATGTTCTTCGCCGCAGCCGTGACGGCCGCGCCGTTACCTGCTTGATGGACGACCATGATGGATCCGGCCGGCACACTGATGGTTGGTGTGGTGCCGGTGAACTTGGGCAGATTGGCCGCATTGGCCGCTCCAGGAGCGACCGTCACGGCATTGTTGCCCATATTGTTGAATACGATCACATTCGCATTGGCGAACGTCAGATCGCCCGCGAATGAAATCGTGTTGGCCGTCGAGTTCGTGTTTGTCAGATCGATCGTGACGGCATTGGTGCCGTTCAACCCGAGCAGTATGCTGCCGTTCTTCGCGAAGTTGCCGATGTAATTACCGAAGGCCGTCGGGTTCGGCGTGGATGCTCCCGCGACCGGGATACCAGTCAATGACAGATCGACTCCCACCTTATCCACGCAGATCCCATTGTAGGCCGGCAAGGCGGGATTGACCGGCGTCGCGTTGAGCATATCGAGGGCCGCTGTCGGCTGGACGGCGGCGAGAAAAGGCGTATTGGTGACGGCCGTTCCGAACAGGAGCGCAGAATTGGCCGCACCGGTCACGACCACGAAATTGACACCATTCATTGCGGGGTCTCCACGGGTGACAAGGCGAAAGAAAAGCTGCAAGGGCTGATGACCCACGCCGGGCCACCCCTCACAAGATTCGGCCCGAAATGCTGTTCAAGGTCGCGGCGATGCGCAAATCCGAGAGCCCGGAATCGCTCGATCCACCAGGGCTTTTGCCGGATCGTCTGGTGGTATTCGATGCCCTCGAACTGGTAGGAATAATTCGCGACCGATCCGATAAACCAACCGCCTGGCAACAGGTGATTGCGGATGTTGCCGGCCAGGGCTGGCAGATCGGCTTCGGCGATATGTTCCAGTAACTCCCAGCCAGTCACGACGTGAAACATCGAGCGCTGCCAGGCACCTTCGCGGGTTTCCCATACCGAGAAAGGCGCCGTGATGTCGGCCAGATGGAGATGCCCGGGAATCGTGGCCCATTCCGCTCGCCCGATCTGCTGCGAATAGTCCGAGCCTTCGACGCCGACGGCCAGGCCACCATCCTCCAGGATCGAGCGGACGAGACCTCCGCCCGCACAGCCCAGATCGAGCAACCGGACCTGATCGGCCGGAATCAGCTCGTAGAGTTTCCGATTGAAACCCGAATTGACCGAGTTGTCTCGCTTGACACCATGCGGGTAGATATGGTCATTGCTGTCACGAGCAATCCGCCGGTCCGCATGGACCATGATGTT